TTATTACCATTTACGCCAGTGTCACTAGCAATAGTAACTGTTGTGCTAGTTGGGTCTGCTGTTAAATACGCAAATGCTCCAAAATTGTTTTTTGCAAAATTTTCATTTAAATACAAATAATCGTTATTAGCAAAACCTGTAATCCAAAAGTACCATCTATTATTGTTGTCTAAATTTTTAATAATAATTATTTTTGGAACAGAGCCAAGGTTATGAGATATAACTCTGTTTGACGTAGCATTTCCTGTATAGGTAACTATGTCAAAAAACCCCGGTGCTTTGCGGAATGACCAAGACATAATGTTATCAACAATACCACTAAAGTTTGAGTAAGCGGTATAACCGCTACCAAGCGTAAAACCGTCATCGTTAAAAGATGCTATGTGAGTGTCGTTTGCAGTTGCTTCTGCTGCTGTAGTATTTGAAATTAAGTATTTGGTTCGACCTCTAACAGTATCCGTCAACAAATGATTAGCTGCATACGTTGATCTAGCCTTTAGCCAAACTAAACCACCTTCACCAGATAAATCAATTCCATTTACAATTTTGTTTGTGCCGTCATTACCTTTGTATATATAATTAGAGAACACATCTTCCACAAAGAGATTACCACCCCCTGCTGCTGAACCTGCTGCTGCGTGTAATAACTTTTTAGCTCCACCTGACATAATTTATTCCTTTAACCCATTGCTTGACCAGCAGTAAATCCATACCAGATAGTACCGCCATCTATTGTTAAGAATACAAATACGTCTACTCCATTGTTTGTAGCTGTTAATGTCGGGGCTGTTGCAGCGGGCCAATCTACTGTATTAGGCCAAGTTATTGCTCTAGCCGTTGAGTCTTGAATTATTTTTAGTGACCATATACACGCTTCAGTAGGAGGGTTACTAAATGTAAAAGTTGTAGCTTCAGTAAGATCATGTAAAAAATTCGTACCATCTCTTAAATTTACAGTAGTCGCATTAGAAGAAGAAGTAACAGTTGTAGCTTCTTCATGTATACCACCTGTAAATCTTACTACATTATTAGCATCTGCTGATACAACTTTAGAAGCTGCTGTACTGCCCAGTGTTGCTAGGTCTAAATAATTTAACTCTGCTGTAGTGGCTGTGACACCATCAAGAAGATTAAGTTCTGTTGCTGTACTAGTAACTCCATCAAGAATGTTTAACTCAGCAGCGGTACTTGTTACACCATCAAGAATGTTTAATTCTGCTGCTGTGCTTGTAACAGCTGTGCCATTAATAGATAACGCATCTGTTTCTAATGTACCATCAACATCTACATCACCTGATACATCTAATGTTGCTGCGTCTAACTCACCACTAATTGTTAAATTTCTTACGCCTGTGTAATCTTTATTAGAATCTAGTATAACGGCTTTAGAAGCTACCGCTGTACCCACTGCTGTCGAACCAATATCAAGAGCATTAAGTTCTCCGACTACAGCAGTAATTCCGTCTAAAGCATTTAACTCTGCTGCAGTTGACGTTACACCGTCAAGAATATTAAGTTCTGCAGCAGTACTTGTAACAGCTGTTCCATTAATAGAAAGAGCATCTGTTTCTAATGTGCCATCAATGTCTGCATCACCAGAAATATCTAATGATCCTGCATCTAACTCTCCACTAATTGTAAGATTACGCATACCTGTATAATCTTTATTAGAATCAAGTATAACTGCTTTAGAAGCTATTGCTGTGCCTACAGCTGTAGAACCAAGATCAAGAGCATTTAGCTCGCCCACAACAGCGGTAATACCATCTAATGCATTTAACTCTGCAGCGGTACTAGTTACACCATCAAGAATATTAAGTTCAGCTGTAGTGGCTGTTACACCATCAAGAAGATTAAGCTCGGTAGCCGTTGCAGAAACTACTACATCTTCATTAATTTTAGGCGAGGTTAATGTTTTGTTAGTAAGAGTATCTGTAGATACAAGAGATACTAATGTTGAATTAGCACCTGCAGGTAACATTAAAGTATTAGTAACTCCTGCTGAGTGAGGTTGTCCATAAACTTTTTGACCATGACTGTTGCTTTCACAATTAAATACTATTGCACCTGAATTAGTATTACCTCTAACTACAACTGTACCTGTTCCATTTGGTGCTAAATCAATAGTAGCATTAGAAGTTGTAACAATATCTTTACTATTCATATCTAAGTTACCACCCAGTTGAGGGGTAGTATCTTCGACTATATTAGAAATTGCTGAACCAGAAGTAGCTAATCCAGATACAACTGCACTACGCGAAATCTTTTTTAATCCACCACCAGATGTATCTATTGCAAGAAAAACATCATCATTAGCTACAGTTGATATTTCAGCTAAATCTCCAACAGCAGTAGGATTAAAATTAGTGCCATCAGCTACTAAAATATGACCTGCAGTATTTGTACCCATTACAAGATCATCACCGCCAATAGTAAGATCACCAGTAATTGTAAAATTTCTTATTCCTGTATAATCTTTATTAGAATCTAATATTACAGCTTTAGAAGCTACAGCAGTTCCTATTGCTGTTGAACCAATATCAAGAGCATTTAATTCTCCTACAACAGCTGTGATACCATCTAAAGCATTAAGTTCTGCTGCGGTACTAGTTACACCATCTAGTATGTTAAGTTCAGCTGCAGTGCTTGTTACGCCATCTAAAATATTTAATTCAGCAGCAGTGCTTGTTACACCATCCAATATATTAAGTTCAGCTGCTGTAGATGTTACACCATCTAGTATATTAAGTTCTGCAGCGGTACTTGTTACACCATCCAATATATTAAGTTCAGCTGCTGTTGCACTAATTGCTGTGCCATTAAAGTTTATAGCATCTAAATAAGCTGTGCCATCAATGTATATGTCGCGCCACTCTTGTCCAGAAGAACCTAGATCATAAGTATTATCTGTGTTAGGAATAACACTACTATTTACATCTGCTCCAAAAACAACATTATCAGTTGCAGCATCTCCAAGAGTTAATGTACCACCATTTAAAGTCGTAGTTCCTGTAACTGTTAAATTGCCCCCTATCCCTACATTACCTGTTGTTGTAATACTATCTATATAAGCATCTTTAAAATATTTACTACTTGTTCCTAAATCTAAATCGCTATCAGCATGAGGTACTAATGCACCATCTTGTAAGACAAGTTGTTTTACAGCAGCACTAGAAACTTCTACATAAAACTCCCAAGTATTACCAGTAGTAAGAATTTTATTTAAAAAATCTTGATCACCAATAGTATGTATATTACCGCCTTCTCCTGCAGTGCCATCATGTTGATGTCCAGTAGTACTACTTGCAGCATATGAAAAAGCAGTTAAAAGTCTATTGTATTCATCATTAAATAAAGCAGCAGTGATGGTATCTCCATCTGCTAAACTACTTTGTCTTACATAACTTGTACCCATTGTTATCTCCTACCAGAAGGTCTATAGTCTACATAGAATCCATTTATTGAATAAGGTGCTTTAGTATCCTGACTAAATATTTTAAAAGCTATATTATGTCCACTTCCTTGTACAGCTTGTCTTGCCATAGGATCACTTGAAGCTCCAAATACTGCTGTTCCAAAAGTTGAATCTCCAAATACAGCAGGAGTAGGTATAGCATCTAATGTATAATTTGCAGGTTGTGGTCTATTATTGTCATCAAAATCATATGTTATTTTTAATGTAGGCTGTACTGCTCCTTCAGGTGTAAAGGATATTTTTGTATAGTGTAATGTTTTTAATGTTCCTGCATCTCCAAAATCTAAATTAGGTGTTTTATATCTTGCATCTATATTTGTTTCTGTACCTGCAGGATTAAAAGCATTCCCTGTATTATGGTTATACACATAGCCATCTTTATCGCCATGATATATTTGTTCTACACTATCTGCATCAAAACCTGACGTAAAGCCGTGTGCTTGTATTCCTATTGTCTCAGACCATTCAAATCCTTGTGGAGTTATAGTTCCTATAATACCTTTTGCAGTTGTAGTAGAACCTGCACTTGGACTATAAAATAATCTATATTGAGACTTACTTCTTAGTACTGCACTTGATATAACTAAAGAACCTATATTAGAAGCTAATGAAGCTACAATAGATTGTATTTGTCTAGAAACAGAACTTAACTCTACGTCACCAATACGTGCTGTACCTGCAACTAAACGAAATCCATCAGGACTTAAAAATATAAGATCACCACCAATTTCTTGAATGCTTCTGCCATCTAAACAACCTACGTTTTGTGTAATAGGTATTATAGCTATAGAATTAGAATCATTTATATTTGATAATTTATAAATACTATTTTTACAAAATATAATTAAATCACCACGGAAACTTTGTAGTCCTACTACTTGATCATCTAGTGCAATGCTTCCAGAGCCTGTTGATGTAAAATCATTTATATCACTTGTACCGCTATAAAATATAGTATTAGGTGCTGTGGCTGCTCCTGCAACAACTAGGTGTTTGTCGTGTATAGTACATTGTTTTGGAAAGTGCGTACCGCTTACTGTAATTTCTTCATAGAAAAAAGTTCTATCTGATAAGTTACCTGTGCCTGTCATTTTAAATAAAGCAGGTTTTACACCAGAACCTATATCTGTTATTACTACTTCACCATAAGTACTAGCACCTTCAAAAAGTGCAAAGTTAGCATATGACTGACTTGTTCTAGCTGCTGTGCTTCTACCTGAAAATGTAGAAAAGTTGTCTCCTGAACCACTAACACTTGAACGATTTATTTGTAGCCAACTTGTGCCATCTAAACTGAAATAAAGATTAGTACCTGATGCAGCAATTAAACCATCACCATAAACAAAAAGTCCTAATATAGCATTAGAACCATTAGGTCTTGCTGCACTACCTGCGCCATACAGGGTGTAACCATTTATTCTTCTGTAACCGCCATCAGGATCAACTTCAAAGTTTTGTAGCTCTGTAGCAAATCCGGGTTGCTGTAACATTTGAAACTGGTTAAGATTAGTGTTAAGACCGCCTTGACAAGATAAACCAAATGCTTGCATAGTTAATCAAACCTTACTCTGTCATCAGACATATATATAGGAGCAGTACCTATTAAATTTTCCCTCATGCTTCTTAATCCTTTCTTAAAATCTTCTAAAGCAAAGGCTGCCATTTGAGGGTTATCTTTAAATTGATGTGTGTAATATCTAGCTTTAGATAATATTACTGTTTTATACACATCAGGAAAAACTACAGAATCATCATGTGCAGATAGTTCTGTTGGTAAATCATAAGCAAAAAACCAAATTTTATAAACTTGATTAGGTATTGGACTTAAACCAAACTTTCTTGCATCAGGACTTCTAATAACAAATCTAGGTTCTCCACCTACAGCTTGATCAGCATCATCTGCATTTTCAGCTGTACGTCTAAAATCTTTCCATTGTTCTATTGTTATAAATCTTAAATTTTTAGAAACATAAGGGGCTGCTTCACCACTAACTCCTACTGTTGTTAAGTAAAAATTATCCCAATCAATAGAACCATAGTCATCCTTTACAGATGAACTAGCAGCTTTTAATTCGTACCATCTAGTTCCTGCTGTAGTATCTACAGAAACATTACCATACATAGGATCAGTAGCTCCACTTTCACCTGTAGCTAAAAAAGGCCATTGCGGTTCTTCATTAGCTATATCTAAGTATGCTCTATTAATACAATCTTTAGCATGTTGTTGTATTCCTACAGCACTAGAAAAAGTTGAAGAAGTCAGTACAACCTCATTCAACTCTCTTAATAATTCATTTGATAATTGTAAAAATGTAGTAGCCATAATTATTTCACAAGTTGTTTGCTGTTTACTTTACTATTAGTTTTATTAAAAATACGATCATAGTTATCGTTATACTTCTCTTTATTTTCATTTTTTAAATAAACACCACCAACTTTTACTTTTCCTTTCGGATTAAATCTAATAGGATTTTGTTCAGTTCCTAATTGTGGCATGGTGTGACTCCTTACCTGTTACTGAAATACATTGTGATTTCAAAACCAAGTCTAATATTTTGATAAGTAGGTTTAGTCCACATAGTAATTACCTCCATTAAAAATTAAAGGGGGCATATTTCAGCCCCCAATAATATTAGTCGATACCGTAGAATGATGAAACTAATGCATCGGCACGTAGTACTTTAGACCCATAAACATGGAGTCCACGGACTATATCGCCAAAGCTATCAGGATCACGAATTACTTCAGTATTTGTGATGGTCTGTGCTGTTGCAACCGCTGACATGTGACCTGCAATACACTTACCTGCTGCGTTTGTAGTAGCAGCAATATTGTTAGTCTTATACATATCAAAGCCACGTAACTTACCAGATGATACTAGTCCATTACGGATTGAGCCTTGACCTGCATTGTAGTCAACAGACAGAAGCTTAGAAGAACTTTGAACAAGTACTTCATAAAACTCTGGATTCGCTAAGAACCAACGACCTTCTTCAGGAACATTCTGCTCGTCAAGTAGACGCGCCATGCGTGAAAGAACATCAATTGGGTCATGCTCACCAGAAGCAAAACCTATGTCAAGATTACCAGTACCATCAAAAGTTCCTGCTGCAAGGTCAGTTGCATTGTCAGAACCTAAGATGTGGTTAGGGCTAGATGCAGATACTCCTGCAAACATAGTTGCAATCACACCTTCATCGTAAGCATCCTTTAGCGAGTAAGCTGCTGAAGATGCAGCAACGTCACGGAAATTAACGTGAGACATATTAGTTTCAATATCGTCTACGATAAATTTAAATGCGTTAGCTGTATCTACGACCAAAGTTAGTTCTTGGTCAGTAAGCTTAGTTGCGGTTACGTCTGCGCCCCTTTCATACTGATAGACAGTAATTTCAGGTTCTTTGATAATCTTTACAGAGTCACCAAAGGACGCAATCTCACCTGCGTAATCTGTATTAGTAATTGCTTCTGCAACAGATGACTTCCTAAAGAAATTTAGGACGGTCTTAGAATAGACCGAAGGTAAGAAAAACGAGTTGTTTTGACCTGCAACAGAGTTACCAAAGTTAGCATTGGTATCCGTTGACGGTTCAAAAAATTGATCAGATTGGTTATAAGCCATTGTAATATCCTCTTAAAAACTTATTTAGCTATTCTGCCTTCTGATAAAGCCAATTTAATTTCACTTTCATAACGATCAAATTGATCAATAGACATACTAGCAATTTCTTTTTCTGTCCAAACTTTCGGAGCTTTGGAATCTACTGCTGTGGTTTTTGTTGACACCATATCAGCAGCAGACCTTTGTTCTTTAGTTTTGGACTGCCTCTTTTGTGGTGGCTGAACTATTCCCCTTTCCATTTTGTAAAGGTCTATAGCGCGACTAGCTAAAGTTCCATCACTATTGTTAGCATAGATCCATTGTTGTATTGCTTCTGGTTGTTCTTTAGCCCATTCGTGAAATGCATCATCACCACGTATATCCTCAAAGTCAGGATGCCTCTCTCTTAACATTGTCTCAGCTTCACGTTTTAAAATATCAGCTTCACGTTCTTGCAATGCTGATAGCTGCTGTCGTAATGTTTCAGTTTGAGTTTCACTTTGTAAATGTGCTACAGTCTCAACTGTTTCATACAAGTCTGGATTTTTTGCTTTAAACTCCTCAAGTTCTTCCAAAGTCTTTGGAGCTTGATATGCAGGAGCATTTTCACTTGCTTCTGCTACTAGCTCTTGTTCTCTTTGTTTAAACTCGGAGATTCTAGTATCGTAATGTTTCTTTAGATCATCATACCTTTTCTTATAATTAACATCTTTAGAGCTTTTAGCAGGGGGCTTTTCTGATTCTTCTTCAGAAGGCGTAGCCTGTTGTTCTTGAGATGGTGCATAAAATAAACCATCAGCACTTTCCATTTTTGGATTATCAGGAGTGTGCCATGATTTCTTTGCATTATAAGGATTAGGTGCTTTTTCCTCCACAGGATTAGTTTGTACTTCAGTCATTGTACTTCCTCCACGGGGCTTGTAAGTTTTAAAAGGTAGCCATTACAATGAATTATTTGTACAGATAATTCAAAATGGTGCTTTTACTTCAAGGTAGCCGTTATCGTTGTCGAATATTAAGACTAGGCATTTGATTAGCAGTCATCATTACTTTATTCATGTTGTCTTCTATATCAGTGTCTTCGTCTTTTCTCATTAAACCACCATCATAAGCACGTTCAGCTTCGTCCATCATTGTTTGAAGTCTGTCTGCGCCTATTTGATCAGTGGCCTTTCTAGTCATCACAAATTCACCGTCAGATAATCTGGCAGGTATTGAATCTGAGACTCCTGTTCCCGGCCCTGCAACTTCTCCAGAGCCAGTAAACTCAGAAGCCGTATCTACAACTTTGTCAAAAATCATACTAAGTTGAGGATCGCCTTCTAAAGCATTCATTAAATACATTTGTTCTTCTTGATCTAAAGCTTCATTCATTACGAACTCTACATAATCTTCTTCCATTTGTTCATCTGGAAGTTGTGAAGCTTGTGCTGCTGCCATTTCTTCTGGCGGTATATTAGGGTAAGTATCTACTGGAACTTCACCACCCTCTTGAAATACATCACGGCCTTTAAGAATATCAGCCTGTGTTACTTTTCCATCACCTGTTAAATCTGGAAACTTACCACCTTCTGCATACATTTCTCTTTCAGGAGGTATTAACATTACACCTCCTTTCATTTTTTTTTGTTTAGTAGGTGCAGCTACAGCTACAGTAATAGCAACATCAGGTGAACCTAGTAACCCTTCTCTTTTTTGCTTACGTTGTCTATTACGTTTAGAATTTTTAGCCATAATTATTTACCGTGAGATTTCTGAATTTCAAAAGAAGCATTTAAAGTAGCTCCTTTATGCGGAACAAACTTACCAGTATGTTTCATCAGTTTATAGCCACCATTTTTTTGTTTCATCCAATGATGACCTGCAGGGGCTTTAACTTTCATATTATGCTTTCCTATAGCTTCTAGTTTTCTTAGCTATTTTTCTAGGTTGTTTAGAGTGCTGCTTACCTTTTTTAGTATCTTCTCTTTTCTTTTTTGTTGTAGCAGCATACTCACTACTAGATAATGATGCTATTGCCTTTTCTGGTAAATATCTTTCACCAGTTTTAGCACTAGGTTTGCCAGACTTAGTGCGCCACTTTTGTTTTGTCCAAGACTTTAAACTTTTTTGTGATTTTTTTAATGCCATAATTAATTAGGTTTAGTAACTTCACCACCCATTGAATATTTCATTTTACCACCACCCATCATCATTTTCTTTTTGTTCATACCACCCATCATCATTTTTTTCTTTTTATCATCTTTCTTAGATGGTCTACCTTTTTGTGATCCGTATGTTCCTTTTCCCATTGGCATAATCAAGTCCTCTTAGTTTTTTGTTTATTGCGTAAAACTTCTTTACCTCTTTTAGCTATAGCAGCTTGTTCATTTTTTCCTGCTACTTTAGCTCTTTGCTCTAATACTGTTAATATTTGTATTTTTCTAGCAAAAGGTTTATTAATATTTTTAACTTTATTAACAGTCTCTCTTGCATCTTGTACAGTTGCAAATTTTATACTAACAGTATCTTTTGGATTTTCATCTGTGTACAAACGTCTTCCTGATCCTTTAGGTTTTTTACCTGTACCTACTTTTGGATCTTTCTTTTTAGCCATTACTTATATCCACCACCTGCGGCTTTATATTGTTTTGCTAACATCTGTGCTTTACGTGCAGACCATTGACCTGCATTGCCTCCTGAACTACCTGCTTTTATTTTATTAAAAAGTCTTTTACGCATAGTAGGTTTAGTATAATTACCTGCTTCATTTACTTTTGACTTTTTCTTTTTGGTTGTTGCCACAGGGCCACTCCTCTGCTATCCATTCATTATACGTTAAAAATTTTCTTTGTGAGTAAGACCAGAACTTACCTTCGTATTTAGGTGTCGCGTCTTTTAGCTTCTTCAACTTCATCCTTCAACCGCTCTAGGCGTTCCAGAGAATTGATCCTCCCCTGACTGCGGAACATTTCCTGTTCCGATGTTGCCCCCACCAGTACCTGTAGCTCCAAGGTCCGTAGGTTGTTGAGATGCTCCTGCAACGCCTCCCATGCTTCCTTGTTGCTCGTTAGGAGTGAGAGGCGTTTCGCCAGTTGTTTGTCTAACATTATTTTGCATTCCTATGATTTGAGCCATAATAGCTGCTTCTTCTGGATCGTTAAGTATTTCATCAGGATCAAGATCAAGCGAGTATGCAAGCTCTCCAATGAGTTTATTAATTTTGACAAACGGAGCAATAGCAGGATTCTGAATACTTTGAAGAAACGTAGTCAGTCTTTGACTTCTTACTTCTTTCTGCATCAGACTTGCTGTTCCAGTAGCTCTAACTTCTAAGTCTCCTTCTACACCTAAATCACTTTCTAAGAACTGCATATTCCATTGAAAGTATGCTTCACCTAAAGGTCTTAAAAGAAAGTCATCAAGATTCTTAATAACTGTTTTTATATTTAATGAAGCAGCACCTAGCAACATTGACATACCTGATGCTGTTCTTGTCATGCTTTGAACGCCAGTTTGACCATGCGAGTAGCTAGGTATACCTGTCTGCTCATCTGCTAACTGCCTAAACTTATCAAACATCATCATGTTTTCTGTTGAAGTATTAGGAAACTTTAAACCATTAATAGCTGTTCCCGGAACTCCTGCTTGTCTGCGAAATACTTTTCCCGGATAAATGTCCATACTTTGACCGCCTACAAGAGCAGTCTCATCTACGTCAAATACTAAAGAACCTGACAATGCTAAATTATCTATTGCCATACGTGCATGACCATTCATAATCTTTTGAGAGTCATCCATGTTCTCAGCTACACCTATACCAAAAAAACTGTATGGATTTTTTTCGTATGAAAAAGAATGATAAGGTAATCTGTGCGGTGTAAATGGATTGACTACTGCGCGTAGTACTTTGCCATTTGAAACCCACGCATTTATTTGCACTTCATCTAAGTCATCTACGTTATCATCTAGTTCCATGCCAATTTCTCTAGCATACTCAGCATCCATAATGCCCCAGTACTCTAGCACTTCATACTTAGCTGAACTTATATCCGACATTCTATTATCGTCTTTTAGTTCATACTCATAATCTTTTTCTTCGTAACTTGGCCCCATTTCTAAACAAGCTCTTATTTGATCTTTATCAAAGTAAGGTAGTTTAGATAAGCTTCTAAATTGTGAACGATTTAATTTGTGTCTATGTACAACATACTCACACTCTTCCATTGTTGTAGCATTGGGGTCTGGAAAGAAATCCCATATACTTACAAACTCAATGCGCGGTACACGTACTTCTAATGGATCATATGTGCGCTCACCATCTTCATTAGACCATCTATTTAAAGTTTTATTAAAATTAAATGGGCCTTTAACAATTCCTGTTCCAAACAAAGCTGATTCAAATAATGCGTTTCTTATTTCACTAGAGCCATTAGACTCTTCTATTTGATCATGTATTAGTTTTTCCATTCTTCTTGCTGCTTTTTGAGCAGGTTTCATTTCAGGAACTTGTGGATTAGCTGATGGCCCTGTAGTTAAACTGTCAGCAGCTTGTTTATCTAAAGATGGTGCAACAGTTAATGTTTCTCCTGCTTTTAAATCTCGACCATCTCCTTCATATCCTACATCAAAAGGATTTGTTGATTCTGTAACATTATCATATCCACTAGTATCTGTACTAGTTTCAATCCCCGGAACAGGATTGTTAATATCTAAATGTGCAATTTCAGGTACACCTTCTGGTACTTTAGTTTCAGTAACGCCTATAGGAAACTTATTGCCTCCAAAGATAACATCTACTAGTTGACCAAAAGCTGCTAATACTTTTGTCTTAGTTACTTTTACAAAGACTCTTGATTTTTCTGATTCTCTAAATTTTACATTCTTAGGATACAGCCCACGATAATTGTGATAAGCTGTCATCCATCGTCCTTCATCAGCATCTCTTGCCATTTCAGCAGATGAAAATCTATCTTCAATTAATCCTGCAAGACGATTATTTAATTCAGGCTCAAGGTTTAAAGACAAACCTTCTTCATCTTCTACTTTACCAAAGTAAATACCGTCAGCATTCTGTATTAAACTATTTTCTTCTTCAGACATATTTAAACCTTAAAAAATCACAGACGCTACACTAAGCAACGTCCATGATTAAAGAGTTACCTATTGGTCAGGTGTTGAACCTAAGTGTAAAAACTCAACTAAGTAAGTTACAGTTGTTGCTGCTGTAGCTAGATCAGCCCCTATTGGAGTTAATCGTGCATGAAGTGTTCTTGCAGCAGCAGTATACAAAGTACTTGCTATTACAATAGCTTCACTAGTTGCAGGGCCACCTACAACACCTGCTGTAGTGCCTGTACCAACAAAAGCGTTAGCACCATGACCATGTGAGTTTTGAATAATATATAAAGGTGCATTAGCTGTCCAAGTTACTGCCCCACCGCCATCATCTAGGATAGCTTCTGTTGCTATAATTTGACCACCACCTGCTGCAGTACCTAAACTAAAGTCCAAATCATTACCGCTACTTCCTCCAGTAACAATATTACCTGCAGGTATTGCAATAAGATTGCGGATTATTGTATCAGCAGGTTGTGTAAAACTAACATCAGTATTTGTATCGTCTGTTACTGCAATAGTTGCTGTAGTTACAGAAGTCATAGAAGTAAGCATATTTTCTGCCATACCTCTAACATCGCCTGTACGAGCAGAGTTTCTGCCTGTATCTCTTATATTATATACTGGATTTGCCATTGGTTATTTCCTCGCTTGATTTATAAATTATTTTACTAATAGCCAAAATCGCTATCAGCCGGGGTATAAGCCTGTTCCAAATGCAGATTTCTTATTCTACTGAATGAATCTTGTATTCTTGGTCTAGACATTATTAAATAGCGCAGAGCATCATAAGCATGATCTGGCGCGTGTGTATCCACATCTTCTGGATTAGAACGATCCAGAGGAATACTTTGTAGTTCACGTATCAGGTTAGGACAAGTATTTAATATTTGCAATCGTGGCCTTCCGCTTTGTTGAACTTTTAAGTATTCGTGGATTTGTATTTTTCCTTGTATTCTATTCTTATCAGCCCTTCTTAGTTTGTGTCCTGCTCTAATAAGTGACTCGCCTACTGTTGGGCCTGTTGTTCCTGTTCTAGCCCATGCTGATGTATCTAATACGCCTTGCACAGAGTATGGGTCACTCAACTCCATCTGTGTTATTCTTTCTCCTAGATCTACTCCTGTCAAGCCTTTTTGATATAATTCTCTATAAATAATAAGAGTACCATCCGAAGGATCTACTGCTCCCCATATACAAGAGCTTTCTGAAGCATAACCATAGTCAATACCTTTTACACGTTCCCATGAAATAGGTATCTCAAAAGGTGTTACAACATGTACATCTGTTTCAAATTCCGTAAAGGCTGCGCCTTCATTAACATCCCAATTACCTTCTAACAACTGTCTGCGCTGTGTAGCAGGTAAAGCCTTTAGCATTTCTTCATATCGACCATCTTTAGCCAGATATGGATTATCATCTAGTCTAGCAGGAATAAACTTTCTAGTTAAGTTATCTTCCCCTACAAAAGATTCATTAGGAGGATATGGGTCTATGTATCTCTTTTTAACCCATGTTGCTCCTACGCCCCCCGGATTAGCTGTACAACGCATGTACGGTACAATCTCAGGGTCGGTCGTTCTTAGGCGAGAAGCGAGATAATTCCATCCAAACTCAGTGGGTAAGTGAGTGATCTCGTCAAAGCCAATCCAAGAATAGGCTTGCCCTTGATACCGATATACATCAGCATCTCGCTCTAAGAAGCCGAACTCTACTTTGGCTCCGCTAGGGAAGTTCCAAAGTTTTTCTACTTCTTTATACCTACAGCCCGGAAAAGCTTTAGGATATAATTCTCTACTTTTATCTATAAGTTCTCTTAGCTCTGGCATTGAACGCCTAAGTATTAACGCTCTGTGTGCTGATCTATGTGCAAAGCGTAAAGGATCTATTAGCATTGCATAAGACTTACCACCACCTGCTGCACCGCCATAAAGAACATCTTTCTCTGGTGCTGCTAAGAAGTCTGTCTGTGGCCCATTGTTAGGCTTAAAGATAACATTATTATTGACTTCTTCTTTTAAAGCTTTTGGAACTTGATCTAGTACATCTTCAGTAACAACTTTATTAGTCGTCTTTTTATCTAATTTATTTAATGTTTCTTTAGATGCATTTAATGAATTTCTTTTTGCATCTAATCTTTGTTTGAGTTTGGTGGCACTTTTTTCTTTGCTGCGAACTGCTCGTTTAGCACGAAGCTTCGTTTTAGTTTCTGAGTGGTAGTTATACCCTCTACCTTTTGCACCTTTTGGTCGTCCTGTTTTCTTACGGGGCGTACCATCTTTCTTGAGAATGAAGTTATTATTCTCATCAGTTAGATAATTCTCTGGATTCTCTTTCCAATCTTCCATTCGCTATAATTTTCTTTAGCCCTGTATGGCTTAAAGATCTCCCAGTTTCAGTTTGTAACCAAAGACTTCCTTCACGTAAAGATAGTACTTCATCTTGTACTAACTTAGCAATGTTTTTTAAAGATTCTAACTCACTCTCTATAGGCTTTAAAGTTTTATTATCTTGTGCTAACTCATATCCAAATGGAATGGTGCTACTCGATCTCCGCTTTTGCATCTATAATAATCTCTTCTTTGGCAGGGAGTATAAACAATCCTCCTTCTAATTTATGATTAACATCTATCCTTTCCTGTTTACCTAGTCCTGTTCTATCTAGGATAGTCTGGGCAGCTTGTAAACGCATGTTAGCTTGAGGAACTGGACTATTAGACTCCATTATATCCACAAGTTTCATAGCTGCTTTAGGCGCGGATTGCGCGAGTATGTTTGAGGCTAAGTCTATAATCTCGTTCTTGAGTGCGTGTACGACTTGCCAGTGTCCATTCTCGGAATAACCTGCTAACCTAGCTGCTTCTTTAGGATCACCCCCTGTTTGTACAAGATGGTCTAAGAAAGTCTGCTGTTTAGTTGTCAATTCTTTTTTCATAATATACAATATTATACAGTTATTTTTCCGATTTGTCAAGCTATTTCTGCGGTAATAACGATAATACTTGACAAAACGTTCATTTAGGTGTATAATCTATATAACCCACCCGGGTTCACTACATCCCCATAGCCCCCTCAAATCCTTAAAGGGTCAGGGAACGATGTTCTCTTCCTCTGAAGACCTTTAAAGACTTTAGAGTTCCGCGACTAACTGGTTGACACTCTAGAACCCTTTAAAATGTAGGCCAACTATAATATACCCTAGTGGGGGGTAGGGGCCTCCTGCGTACCCCTTACAACTCTGGAGGTCATTGAATACTATCTAGACATTTAAAGTAGACCTATATAGAACTCTGTAAGGAACTTATGCTATAAAGACTCCAGAGACTTTAAAGTTCCAGAGGTTGACATCAGGTTTACAGAGAATTCTAGAGACTCTTGAGTCTATTAAGTAACAATTAAGCTACAAAGAACTTTAAAGAATTCAACAACATAATATATTAAATAGTTATTATATATATATTAAAAAGAGCTTATAAATTTCTAAGCATAAGTGACTAAATCCCCATTGTTATACACAGGGATTCTTCAGAGAATTTTATAATCTAAGCAGGGCGTTAGGCTCCTTAAACTCCAGAAACATAACATCTTTCTTTAGCTTAAAGGGGTTCCGCGCTGAAGTAGCATTGTATAACAGCTACAACATCCATCCCCGAATGTGTCTAAGTAAGTCGATCATGTTATCTAATAATGACCATTCAAGCCTCTATAGTCATAAACGTACTGCTTATTTACTCGCGTATTGTCCAGTGGCTATAACATCCTTTTTAGTTAATTGTCGTAAATAAAAAGTCCCAAACTTTGTGAGGAACTTTAATTTCCTCATAACATTAACTAAAAAGGATATAACCATGAACAAAGGCTTAAACACACAACCAAATAAGCAGTACATGACTATAGAAACTTTCGTTAAAAAGTCATTATTAGATAACAAGCTAGACCAAAAAGACTCTGAAGACTCAGCAGTCTTCAACGGTTGGGGATGGATTAACTGCGTAGCTTACAATGCTACTTCAACACTCCTTGAGGAGAATCCAACGATTCAACGAAAATATACTGGAAGAATATACAGCAGATTGCGAGGTACTATAATTGGAAAGGTTTCCAAAGATAACACAATCTCCGGTAAAGCATTCTTCCAGATATTTTCTAATCCGAAGAAGATAAAAGGTAACAAAGTAAAGCTAAAGAAAGAAGTGATGGACAGTTTCTGGAGTTACGGCAAAGGCCTAACGCTTCAAGAACTTACCAAGTAAGCTTCTCACTACAAAGAATCCCTGCTTTTTAAGTGGGGATTTTTTTTATTTATAGAAATTTATATTATAAAAGGTTATTAAAAATAAAAACTATTTTGTTGTAACATCTGCAGCGCATAAAAAACCTTTCGTCCCTTTGTGAGAAAGATTTTTTATTTTAAGGAGCAGTACAACAAAATAGTTTTTCTTTTACATTTAAAAATACGACAGCGAACAACGGAGGGCTTGGCAAATTATAAAATTTTATAAGGCAAGATCATTTGGCCTACAGATGACCGTGATTTTAATTTGTTTTATGTTATGCTTTGTGTTAATATTAAACTATCTAAGGAGATGTTATGGACTTACGAACTAAAAGAGATAAAAATAAAGCTTTAACTATCAATGGTGTATGTCATTTGATGGCTAATAAAAGTAAAGTATCAAGTGTTAAACAATATAAACCTGAGTTGACCGCGCTTGATATTAATTCTCAAATTGCTGAGTTCTTTAAATCAGGAGGTGAAGTAGAAGAGGTTACTTCAGAGACTAGAAGTATACCTGAGTGGACTTGGTGGCAAGATACTTATCCAAAAAATTATAACAGGAGATA